CCCCGCCTGGTTCGACCGCGACAACCTTCGCGTCACGCTGTCGGCCGACGAAGTTCGCGTGATCCGTTTCGCTCGTCGCGGCGTGATCGATTGGGACTTGACCATGTCCCGCAACGTGCCGGCCGCTGTGATCATCGCGGCCATCACCGCAGCCATCTGACCCATCACCATCACCAGGAGGACAGAACAATGAAGTGGTTCATCGAGGCCTACGCTTGCAACCCCGTCCGCGCCAGCGACGGCTCGCTGCTCGACTACGAGGAGGTCGATCTCGACCGCGAGATCGACGCCGAGACCGCGAAGCAAGCGGTCGAAGACTTCCACGAATGGCTGCACGATAGCGGTGAGGAGATCACGGGCGAACTGTTCATCAAGGCCGTGCGGCCCGCTCGCTAACAACACAAGCCCCGCCGGCGTGTTGCCGGCGGGGAGGTTCGATAGGTTCGATTGGTTTCATCAAGGAGAGTTTCATCATGGCGAAGAAGACTGTGAAGAAGACCGTGAGCAAGAAGGCCGAGACGAAGGCCCGCGTGAAGCGGCCGAGCATCGTGGCGGTCGATACCGCGAAGCGTGACAAGCTCACGAACAAGTCGGAGCGGTACGAGATCGAGGCGCTCGTCGATGCGAAGGGCCGGAACCTGTGGTGCGTGAAGCTCGACGGCTTCTACGTCACCGAGTTCGACAGCATCGCGGATGCGAAGAAGGCCTACCCGAACGCTCGCATCCTGGGGGGCCAGGGCTGCGCCGAAGCGGTCAAGGGCCGGCCCGAGCCGGTGGTCGAGGAGCCGAAGCCGGTCGCGAAGCCGAAGGCCTCGAAGGCCGAGGAGTCGCCCGAGGATCGGCTGGCTCGCCTGAAGGCTGCGGCCCGCAAGGCCTGGGAGACCCGCAAGGCGAACGGCTGGAAGCATCCGAAGGCGAAGAGCGAAATGCTCCAGAAGATCGACGCGCAGCTGGCCGAGTCGCGGGCTATCTCGAAGAAGGCTCGCGAGGAGTTCAAGGCCCGCGAGGCCGTGAAGGCCGAGAAGCGGAAGGCGCTCGCGGTGGTGAAGCGAGTCGAGAAGCGTGAGGCCGACAAGCGGAAGGGCCAGCCGATCGGCAGGACTCCCGCCGTCCGTCTGCCCCAGCTGGAAGCCATCCTGGGGCAGGCCTTCACGAAGTAGCCTGCGGCCCACTGCCACCGGCCCCGAGTGTGACGGGGCCGCGAGTTGTGGATCGAGGTTCGAGCATCAACAGGAGCAGAGACATGGGCACGTTGAAGATTCCGCAGTCGCCAGACGCAGAGGCCACGCTGGCCGCGCTTGTGCGTAGGCTTGTCGAGGAGGGTTGCGCCTTCGAGGCCGAACAGGTGCGCGGCGATTGGATCATCAAGGTCACGGGATACTGAACCACTACACGAAAGGTCATCGACATGAGCGACAGCACGATCATTGCCTGGACGGATCACACGGCTAACTTCTGGCTCGGCTGCGTCAAGGTTTCGGAAGGGTGCAGGAACTGCTACGCGGAGAAGATCGCGAGCGGCAAGCTGGGCCTGGACGTATGGGGAGCAGGCAAGGCGAGGCAAGTAGCGAAGACGGTCTGGCAAAACGTCCTGACCTGGAACCGCGCCGCGAAGCGAGACGGCGTGCGCCGCCGCGTCTTCTGTGGCTCGATGATGGACTGGGCCGAAGACCACGCAACGCCGGCCGCCACCAGGCCGCGCATGTGGGACATCATCCGCGAGTGTGACGGCCTCGATTGGCAGCTGCTGACCAAGCGGCCCCAGCGCATCCGCGAGTGCCTGCCGAAGGACTGGGGATCGGGCGGGTACCCGAACGTCTGGCTCGGCACCAGCGTCGAGGATATGCGGGTGGCCGATCGTGTCGATCACCTGCGTGACATCCCCGCCGTCGTGCGGTTCATTTCCTACGAGCCGGCCCTGGGGTCGCTCGAATACCTGGACATCACCGGCATCGACTGGGTGATCTACGGCGGCGAGTCAGGCCCAGGCCATCGGGCCGAAGATAAGGAGTGGGCCAGGTCGATGCACCGTAAGTGCAGCGACACGGGGGCGGCCTTCTTCCACAAGCAGAGCGCCGGCTACCGCACCGAGATGGGCATCGAGCTCGATGGCAAGATCGTCCGCGAGTACCCGACTCCGCGAGTCGTGAAGGGAGGGCTGTTCGCATGAAGATCAGAAACTTCGATCCTGCCGATTGGTGCAGCGTGGGCACGGCCGCGAAGCTGGCAGACGTATCGCCATCGTGGGTGAGGGCGAAGGCGAAGGCCGGCGAGTGGCGGGCCTTCGAGATGGATGGGCTGTGGTTCGTGCTTCGTGCGGACGCAGCTGCGTTCGAGCGTCACCCATCTTTCGGCCGCCCCAGGAAGACCCGTTGATTTGCGAGTTCTCACGATTGCGGTAGGCTCGATGTCATGGGACAACGAGGCCGGCCGAAACAACCGACAGCGCTGCGGATCCTGCGAGGGAATCCTGGCAAGCGCCCGATCCCCGAGAACGAACCCCAGCCGGCGGCCGATGCCATCGAGCCGCCGGCCTGGGTGACGGGGCCGGCCCTGGACAAGTGGCACGAAGTCGTGCCGAAGCTTGTCGCGATGGGCTTGATGACGAACGCAGACACCGACACGATCGGCCACTACTGCGTGACGTTCGTGGAGTGGCTGAAGCACCTGGGGCTGTGCCAGCGTGGTGCCGACATCATCGTGATGAAGGACGAGGCCGGCAAAGTGCGATACGCCCAGGTCAGCCCGAGCGCCACCCTGGTGCACAAGATGGGGGCGCAGCTGCTGAAGATCGCCCGCGAGTTCGGCATGACGCCGAGCAGTCGCACTGGCATAGCCTCGAACGAAGCAGGACAGAATGACCCGCTCGCGGCGTTCCTCTCGAAACAAGCCTGACCGGCCCGAGGCCATCGAGGGCTACCGATTCGAGGAGTCGCGGGCCGCGAGGGTCTGCGAGTTCATCGAAACATTCTGCACCATGAGCAAGGGCCAGCTGTGGGCCGGCGAGCCGATGAAGCTGATGGATTGGCAACGCGAAGAGATCATCGCGCCGCTGTTCGGCTGGGTGGACGAACACGACCGGCGTCGATACCGCACGGCCGCCATCTTCACGCCGAAGAAGAACGGGAAGTCTACTCTGCTCGCGGCCTTGGCTCTCTACTTCCTGGTGGCAGACGGTGAACCAGGGGCCGAGGTATGGGGCTGCGCCACTGACAGGCAATCGGCCGGCATCATCTACCGAGAGGCCGCCGCGATGGTGCGGGCCTCGCCCCACCTGTCCCGCGTGATCGAGATCGTAGACTCTCGGAACACGCTGATCCATCGGGCCAGCGGCTCGCGGTACTCGATCCTGTCTTCCGATTCGTATCGTGCGGAAGGCATCAATGCGAGTGCCGTACTCGCGGACGAAATCCACGCGATGCGTGATCGGCGTTTGCTCGATGCGCTTCGCTATGCCGGCTCCGCTCGAACGCAGCCCATGATGATCGCGATCTCGACGGCCGGCTACGAGCGCGGCAAGTCGGTGGCCTGGGAGTGGTGGCAGGACGCGGAGAAGGTGAAGGCCGATCCAGCCTCGAACCCCACATTCTTCGGCAAGATATTTGCGGCCGACGAGGAAGAAGACCCGTTCGCGGAATCGACCTGGTTCAAGTCGAACCCCTCGCTGGGCGTGACCATCCCGATCGAATCGTTTCGGTCTGACGCCGAAGACGCGAGAGCAAACCCCAGCCGATTGAATTCGTGGATGAGATACCGGCTCAACCGTTGGACAACTTCCGATGTGAGGTGGTTCGACCCGACCAGCTGGGCCGCGTGCGGTGATCCTCCCCCGCAGGCGCTCGAGGGCCGCGAGTGCTGGGCCGGCCTTGACCTGGCGAGCACGACCGACATCACGGCCGTGGCCTTCTGCTTCCCAGCTGATGACGGCACCTATGACATCGACCTGAAATGCTTCATCCCGATGGACACGGCGGCCGAGCGAGAACTGAAGGATCGAGTGCCTTACCTTCAGTGGATACGCGAGGGCTGGATCATCGGCACGGACGGCGACCGCTGCGACTACGAGGTGGTCGAGAAATACATCCTTGAATACGCGGAGCGTCACCGGATCGTCCGTCTGGCCGGCGACCAGTGGAACGCGGCCAGCACCTTCACGAAGTTGCAGCAGGGCGGCCTCGATGTCGTTGGCTACTCGATGGGCATAGGCTCGATGTCGAGCCCCTCGAAGCTGCTCGAAACTCTTGTGGCCCAGAAGAAGATCCGACACGGGAACAATCCCGTGCTGGCCTGGGCGGCCTCGAACGTCGCCATCCGCACCGATGCCAACGGAAATATCGCACCCTGCAAATCGAAATCGACTGAACGTATCGACCCCATCGTGGCGTCGATCATGGCGTTGTCGTTGGCTTCGACGGCGAAGATACGGCAAGAGGATTGGGATTTGATTGAACTGTGAAAGGGTATCACCATGCGAGACTTCTTTGTGGCGGTTGCGTTGGTCGTGTTCCTGTCGGCCGCTGCGCCGGCCGCAGGCCCAACGGCCCAGGCCCACGCTTCGTACCTGGCGAGGATCGGCCGCCTGGTGCATAGCAGCTGCGGAAAAATCGAAGGGATCGGAACGGGCCAGACCGCAGACCAGGCCCGCAGGAACTGCTGCTACTTTGGCCGCCGGCAGATCATCGAGGAGGCCACGGCCTACAGCCCCACGGCCCGCCGCTGGTTCGCGGTGATCCGCTACCGGTAGCACGTTCAAGGGTTCGCCTGTCGCGTGTAGCGTGTTTGCCATGATCGCACCGAACAACAGCCGAGAGCATGAACTGCGATTCGTGTCTGACACGGGCGCGCTGCCACCGATCCGATGGGTGGACAGTGACAAGCAGTCCGACCTCGATGTCGAGACCGCCCTTCGCGTGACCGCGATCTATGCCTGCGTGCGCTTCCTGGCCGAGACAGTGGCGGCCATGCCGATGCACCTATACCGATCACTGCCAGATGGCGACCGCGAGCTTGCAAGCGACCACCCTCTTTTCAAAACGCTTTGCAATCAACCGAATGCCTGGCAGTCCTACTACGAATACATGGAGCAGCTGGTGCACCATGTCGCACTGTGGGGCAATTCGTTCAGCCTCATCGTGCCAGGGCAGCGCGGCTTCGCGACTGAGCTGCGGCCCCTTCATCCTTCGCGGATGACCGTTCAGCCGAACGCAGACGGCGAGCTCGACTACTACTACTGGATGCCTGGAAACAACGTGCCGGCCGACGCGCTCGCGGGCGACGCCCTGGTGAACCCGATCAACTTCGGATCGGACGAGTATCGGCATTTCACGCAGCGCGAGATATTCCACGTTCGCGGCATGACGAACAACGGATACACCGGCATCATGCCGGCGACGCTGTGCCGGAACTCGATCGAACTGGCCCGCAAGATGGACGCGGCCGCGATCAGCTACTGGGAGAACAACGCTCGCCCCAGTGTGATCCTCGAATCGTCGCAGCCCATCCCAGAGACTGCCATCGAGAAACTGCGGTCTGCGTGGCGCAAGATGTTCGCCGGCCCCCGCAACGCGGGCGGCACTTGCGTCCTGCCCAACGGGATCACCGCGAAGATCATCGACGCGGCCAGCCGTGAGTCGGCTCAGTTCATGGAGTTGCGAAACAGCATCGTGACCGAGGTGGCCCGCGCCTTCCGCATCGGGCCGACCATGATTGGCGACCTGTCGCACGGCACATACTCGAACGTCGAGATGGAATCGCTGAACGCCCAGGTGTTCACGATCACGCCCTGGCAGCGGCGCATCGAGGGTGCGATCCAGCGGTCGATACTGAACACGTTCGAGGGTGAGCTCTACTGCAAGATCGACAGCAAGGGCTTGATGCGAGGCGACAGTTCGGCCCGCTCGAATTTCTATAACACGCTTTTCCAGCTGGGCGCGGTCAGCCCGAATGATGTGCGGCGCCTCGAGGACATGGACCCGATCGAGGACGAGGCGGCGGATCAGTATTTCGTGCAGCTGAACATGGCCCCGCTGAAGATGCCCGAGCCGTTGGCCCAGGCCGCAGACGGCCAGCCGGCCGCAGCTGCGGCACCGCCCGAGATGCTGAACGGTGCGCAGGTTTCTTCCCTCCTGGAAATCCTCGCGAACGTGTCGAGCGGTCTGCTCCTGCCGGCCGGCGCGAAGGCCATCCTCGCGGCTGCGTTCCCGCAGCTGACCGCCGAACAGGTGAACAGCATGGTGGCCGGCGTCGTGGCCGGCGTGGCAGTGCCCGCAACCCAGGCACTACCGCAAGAGGAATCGAACACGGCCCCCGCCCCCGAACCGCCAGGAGAACAGACCGATGGAGATTGAACGGCGCTTCATGCCGATCACCGCAGACGGGGCCGGCGTGCGCATCGAGAAGCGCGACGGCCTGCCGCCGATCTTTCGCGGCTACGCTGCGGTCTACAATTCGCTCTCTGAGAACCTGGGCCAGTTCCGCGAGATGCTGGCTCCTGGGTGCTTCGACAACGCGCTGAGCCGTGCGGGCCTGGGTGCCGGCGGCGGCGTGCTCGCGCTGTTCAACCACTCGAACGATCATGTCCTGGGCCGCTCGACCAGCGGTACGCTTCGCCTGTCGAGCGATGACCAGGGGCTGGCCGCAGAGATCGACCCGCCCGATACGCAGCTGGGCCGCGACCTGGGCGTGCTCGTGCAGCGCGGAGACATCACGGGAATGAGCTTCGCGTTCACGGTCAGCCCTAAAGGCGAGAGCTACCACAAGGACGCGGACGGCCACAAC